CGAAACTCTTAAGTCACTAAGCAAGTTCTGCGAAGGACTTGTGGAAAAGGACGCTTCCCACCCGTGGCAAGATGCGGTGAAACATCTTGCGGCTCAGTCTAGGTTCGGACTGAGTCATTCTCTATTTCTCTTTCGGAAGGTTATTCCAAAGGAGAAACCGAGTGTGGAAAAATATTGCGAGACACTTTCGTGTCCGCAGGATGCACCTGACCCCGATTTCTTGAAGTTCGCTTTAAGATTGACGAGAAAGCTGTTTCCTGTGGGGTGGGATCGCACCTACAATGACAGAGCTCTTACGAGCTCTCTCCCGACTACGTCTTGTTCTGAACAAGGACGGAAGGAAGGAGGTTGTAGAGGACTTGAGGCTGAAAAGAGATGGCAACGTAGTGATTTTTGCAACTATGTTCTCAGCTCTTCGATTTCAGCAAGGAAGGAACACTCGGTTTCGAGAGTACAGGCGATAGAGACTAGCGGTAAGTGGAGGATCATCGCGATCCCTCCCCGAATCGATAACGCTCTTCGCCCGCTTCACAAGGCAATGTACTCTCACCTTTCCCAGTTTTCATGGCTCCTACGCGGAGATGCAAAACCGAATCGATTCAAAGAATTCACCCCTGTGGATGGTGAAGTCTTTGTGAGTGGCGATTACGAAAGCGCCACTGACAATCTTAATTCGGCTCTCCAAGTAGCGATCCTTGAAACTTTGCTTGACAGAAGTTATACTGTGCCACAAGGTATAATTGAACACGCTGTCTCGACTTATTCGTCTCGTCTTATTGACGAATCAGGTCGATCCTATGTTCAACGTAGGGGGCAATTGATGGGTCAGCTAACTTCTTTTCCTATGTTGTGCCTCATAAACTACATTACGTTTCGGTATTCGGTACCGCGGGACGTTCCCGTACGTATCAATGGCGACGATATCGTTTTTCGTGCGACGCCTGAGGAGTTCTCTTCTTGGGAGCGTAATGTAGTGAAAGGGGGGTTAACCTTGAGTAAAGGAAAAACGTTCCTACATCGTAGGGCCTTTACTCTTAACTCCACGCCCTTTTGGTCGTGTAGGGGGGGTGCGAAACTGGTGGGTTTCCTCCGGTCTAGCGCTTTGTTTCCCAAGGGAAGCATAACCGAGCAGATTGTCTCGCTGAATGGTCGTTTCTATTCAGCGGGTCCTGGTTTTGGAAGAATTAGAAAGAGGGTCGTTCACCGTCTTTTTATCAACCAGAACCAGAAGGCGATTCATGCGAGTCGCCGGTCTCTCACTCGTGGGTTGGGATTAGCTGTGGATGAGGAACTTATCAAAGATACAGGTCTTTGGTACAGGGAGCTCTTCTACCTTGAACAAGTAGAAGAGCGTCCCCTGCCTGTGGTCGGTGCGCCACTTCCTCCAGGTTGGAAACAAGTGAGCTCGTCATGGATGTCTTCGGACATGATTGAGGAGTGGGGGCGTCGTTGGTCAGACGCCTGTGTATATCACGCTTGGACCGCCAATTATAATCCGAAGACCGTCTCAGATGACATTTCTATGGACAAAATTCGCATGGGATGCTTGCCTTATGGCTTAGGTACTTTGATTAGTGCTAAGGTCAGAAGGATGCTGAAAATGTCGAGATCTGCCGTTTGGAAATGGGTGAATCTCAGGCGGAACCCGTCTCTTTTTGGACGGGTTAAGAGAAATTTAGGATCTCGTGTGTGGGTTGAGGTGGACTTGCTTGCTACTCGCACGCAAGTTGAATTTTTAGCTTCCGCCTCAAGTGTGTTTAGCTAGTTGCATACGA